AAGTGTTACCCTTCAATTCTAAAGCAAGAGTTTCAATAAATTTGTTTCTTATATCATTTCTTACAATGAAGTCAATTTCATTTTGATAGTCGCGAGTCTTGTTAATTTTGCAGACTTCTTCAGGATATTTTAAAACAATCGCCTTTATATTTAGGTCTGCAAGGATCTTATTTTCCATTAAGGTAGCGGTAGTGGTGATTTGTTTGGCTGCACCAAATAAACCCTCTAGGACTAACTTGTTGGTTTGTGTGCCATCTAATGTGCCTGTAAAACCATAACGATACGGACACTCGATCAGTTTAGTCATGATAGCAGTTAATGATTTTGCCTTGAATAGATGAGCTTCGTCACCAACTACAACATCGAACTTTTTGAACCAGTCTTTTTTCAGCTTGTACAACGATTGCCAAGTTGATATAACTATTTTGTTTTCAATATCTTTTTCAGCTCCAGCCATGATCATATGAATGTCCATGGCTTGATTGTTATTATACTCTACAAAGTCTGAACGCATTTGTTGAACAAGAGAGGTGGTTGGAACAATGATCAGGACTCTCCTTCCCTGTTCCAAGTGATAGCGTGTCAACAAATATATGATAAACGACTTACCAGAAGCAGTTGGACATACCATCAGCGATCTCGTTTTGTTCAACCCATGTACAACAGCTTCATTCTGATAATCTCTTAATTCAAACTTCGCTTCATACTTTGTAGCAAGTCTGTATCCATAATCATCTTCGTATTTTTCTTTGGGGTGGAGATCATCTGCTATTTCAAGTTTGTAATCTCTCGACTCACAGAACGCAGCAACGTAAGGTAGCAGTCCAGTATAGACCTGTCTGGTCATGTAGTTGAACACACGAATTTTTCCATCCCACACTTTATTCCTATAGAGTGGATGAAACTTCGCGTTAGGTACATCAAATGTGAAGTAGTCTGTTAGCTCTTGTGATGTAGAGGCTTCACAATCACACTTAATGTAAACATCATTTACCTTCGATACTGTTACTGTTTCCATTCGTTCTATTTCTTAATTCAGTTGTTGAAAATCTATGATCTCTTTGATTGAAATATAACTCAATACCTCTTTTTTTGCAAATGTCTCTGCCAGTAAAATCTTTATCTCTGTACTCTACACCAATAATACGAATATCAATAGGAAAGCTCGCTAATATATCTATAAGATCATTTTCAGTCGAATATGGAATGATTTCATCCACGTATCTTACAGCACTTAACTGAACATAACGCTCAACAATAGTTTGTATTGGTTTGTTTTTTTCTTGCGGTCTATCAATAGTTGGATCTGTTTGTAACGCAGCAATCAAATAATCGCAATGCATTTTGGCTTCGCGTAGCATCTGTATATGCCCAGCGTGAAGAAGATCAAAAGTAGAAGCTGTAATTCCTATTTTCATTAGTGCTTCCGATCACCATCAAATACGCATACAAAGTAGCAACCAAGATTACTTGAGTGAACACGATGATAAGCTCCATCAGGGATAGTTACAATGTCGCCCTGTGTAACTTCAAACTTGTCCTCATCAACTTCCATAGTGCCAGAACCCTCTACAAATATATACACTTCCTCTTGTCCAGCGTGTTTATGTCCTGATGTACTTTTGTTTGGATGCAATTGAGTTGAACTTAAAATTAAATTGTTAAGTTCAGCGTTATCCTTAACGGTGTATCGTTCGTCCATCTTAATTGTTTGACCACCAATATTCCATGATTCATATTTACTCATTCTCTACATAGCTCCAGTTCTGAACCGTTCAAAATCTAATGCTGTTTTCAAAAGATACCCACGGTTATTTAATGTTTTAATGATAGCTTCAATAAGCTGTACCTTTTCGTCTTGTTCACCAATCAGTAGTTTGTGTTTGATTACCTGGTTATCAGATTCGATATAAGAATTTATATCGCCCTTCAAAACCTTCTTTCTATATGGCTCCCAACCAAGCTCAATCAAATCTTCCTCAGCCATTGAGCCTTCATAATACTCATGCTTGAGCTTCACAAGTTTTGTGTGCTCGGCTCTCAGCTTACGGAGAGCGCTATGTTCTGTTGTATAGAATCTGTAGTATTTTGCGTGTAGCTTGGGTACTTTACGAGCCTCTTCTGATATTTGGGAAATATCAATATCAGAGTCTTTTTCCCACTCCAGGTGTATTTCATCAATATTCATATCATTATCCAATAGTTCACGAAAGGTATATTATACCCTATGTCAGTTCAATTGTAAACCTTTTATGTCTAAAAGTTACAGTTGCTTCTGCATATACAACATCGACGTTTCTGACGTCAAATGCAATTTCAGAAAGATTTGTTGGAAAGATGTCTTCAAACTGTATAGTTACGTTTGGATTATTTGTTGAATTTAAAATTGTAAGAGTGGCATCTGAAAATACACCACTTGTATCACCTGGATTTCTATTTACGAGATTAGCATGTTCTGTGAAATTGTCGGGAAACGCAATACCAATCATCCAATCATAGATTTCTCTGTAATTTGTCATGTCTTCGTCCACGCGGAATGTTAGTGTAAATTCACTAAACTCCAAATGGTCAGCATTGAAATATAAACGAGAAAATGGTGTAGGTAGTTCTGCTGGCTGTAGTGATAGAGATGGTAGAGTTGCAGCTTGTACATAGTACTCTATGTTTGGAGTTCTACGCAAAGAAAACCTAAACCCAATCGGTGATAGAAAGTTTGATGCCATGGTAGTTCCTATGAGTTATGCATGTCTATTTATATAAAAAAAAGGGAGCGCCGAAGCGCTCCCTTAAGATCGGTGGTTTAACTCCACTCTTCTTTTTATTACATGATGTTTGAAACAAGCATGCGACGATAATAACGGTTCTGATCGTTAGCACCGACTGTACCGTCATATGCGTCAACCGCACCAGCACCAGCAGCTGTAGCGAATGGATTCGCGACCATGCCGTAGCGGGTCTTGAAGCCAATCTTGGGCTGGAAGCTGTCTTCACCAACCGCACGGACCATCTGTAGTGGTACGTATGGGCAGTAGAAGATACCAGCATCGAACGCTGAAGCACCCTTATAACCGACAACAGCATAGTTGCCACCGGAATATGGGTCAATGTAAACGCGGATGCGACCGTTAAGCACACCAGCGAAGGTGTTGCCTGTGTCGTCAACGTTTAGTGCGTTGCTGTTAAGAGCTGGGGCATAGTCAAGAACGCCAGCCATCTGAAGAGCAGATGCTACATCTGAAGAACAGAGTAGAACGTTACCCTTGCCGCGACGTGTGTTCTTGGCAATCTGGTTAGCTTCACGCTCGATCTGGAACATGAGACCCTTGAACTTCTCAACTGACCAACGACCATTTGAGTCAACGTCCATGTCAAATGTACCAGCTGAAGCCATGTCAGCAGCACCAGTGTTAGCAGTTGTGTAGATTGAGCGAATAACCTCACGGTTGATTTCAGCTAGAATCTCAGAGCTAAGAATGTTAGCTAGCTCTGTCTCAGCATCTAGACCATGAATGGCTTTTAGATCCTGAGCTAGTTCTGTCGTGTACTCAGCCTTTAGAGCACGTGACTTAGCTGTAACCGTGACCTTATCGATCGTGAAGCCCATCTGAGCATAAGCTGTGTTGGCTTCCATGTTGGTTGTGGTGACACCAGCACCTGTGCGTGCAACAGCAGCAACACCAGTGTCGGTACCTTCAGTACCTGTACCGGAGAAGGTTGTGTCGGCTTCGTTAAAGAGAGCCTCACCTGTGACTGCAGTTGTGTTAGCAAACTGGCTCTTCATTGCGAAGATTAGACCAGATGGACCTGTCATTGGCTGAACGCCGCAGATGTCATATGCAATTAGGTTTGGCATTGCACGACGAACGAGGCTGATTAGAACAGGATCGTATGTGTCGGTGTTGCCGGTGCCGTCGCCAATTGCGTTAACTGGTGTTTCAGCAAGTAGGCTGTTGACTGACCAAGCACTGCCCTCGCGTAGAGCTGCCTCGGTATTTTCGAGGAGCTGCGCAGTTACCTGGCGCTTGTGTGTATCTGAGATGGCTTCGAGTTCAGGATGCTCTAGAACTGGCTGCCACTTCTTGTTTAGTTCTTCAATAAGCATTTGGATTGTCTCCTTTGAAAGTAGGCTTCTTGTTATTATTTATATTATTTAATGTTTTTGAAAGTCTTAGTGATTGACTGAGCGTAGCGCGCCACGTTCGGATCAACATACTGCGTTGACTCTTCAGAATCGACAGGATCTAGTTCATCCTTTTCTTCAGTAATTTCGGTCTTGTTGAAATAGTTTTCCTTGACAATCTCGACTTTACGACGATAGTCATCTAGGTCAACATACTCGAGACCTTCTGTGAGAGACCGGAGCTTTTCAGCTTGGGTGTCTGCTAGATCATCAGAGATCTCCTCAAACACTTCTACCTTCTTTGCTTCGTCAAGATCCTTGCGGAGAGAAAGAACTCTATCTGTCTCTTCGTTTAGCTTGCTCTCAAGTTCTTCGATCTTGTCAGCCATTTCGGCAACTAGATCAACCTCATCATCAGGAACACTGATACGGTGCTCACTGAAGAGCTCCTTGAGTCCGTTGATGAATGATTCCGTAACCTCGGAACGAATGCCGCGCTCAACTGCGAGTTCGTTCTGCTTCATCCACTCTTCTGAGACATAGTCCAGATAGGTGTCGAGCTTTTTCTCGAGATCTTCTGTTACTGTTGCAGCATGCTCTTCGAACTTGCTGCTGAAGTCTTCTTCAAGACGTTCAACTTCTTCGTTAACACGATCGGTTACACGCTCATTAACCACTGCCTCGAAAATGACAGCAGCCTTTTCTTTGAATTCTTCTGAAAGATCTTCACCTGAGAATACGTTCTCAATGTGCTCTCCCATTGACTTATCGGCTTTACGAGCAGGCGATTTTTTCATGGACTTGCCGCCATCAACCTGGTCGCCACCTTCACTGGTAGCACCATCAGATAGCTTGCCGCCCTTCTCGCCAGCGTCGCCCTTATCAGCCATACGCTTCTTTGCTTTAACAGCAGTAGGTTCAGGTAGCATAGAATCTTCGCCTGAGGCTTTGAACTCATCTAGCTGAACATCAAGTTCTTGTTCTGACATTTGAAATCTCCTTAATTCAGAGGGTATTTTATTATTATATTATTTATAATTTCGTAGTTTTTACGCTAGAGTGTTCAAAAACTTCTTAAACATAGCGAACTTCTGTTCTTCTAGCTGACTCTTAGAAAGTCCTCTAGCTTCCTTAGCCATCTCCTCGACTTGTTCTTGAGCCTGCCAAGAACCAGAAGCAACATCGTAAACCCAATCCACGCCTTCCATAATACCTTTCATAAATGCATTTGGTGCGGAAGGATCAGCAACAATATCACCAGCAGTTGCTAGCATAAAGTCGTTCTGTACTTCCATAATACCTTGCTTGTTCTGTTTTAGAGAACCCATGCCTCTTGATGAAACACCAAGTGTTGCACCCTCATCCATAAGATTTTTAACAACCTTACCCATTGGGGTGTCCATGATCTTTGCTTTACCAGTGAAGTTTGAGCCATCTTGCTTGAGTTCTGTAATCATATGTGATACACGGTCAAGATTAATTGTTGGGCCTTCTGGGTGGCCAAGTTCACCAAAAGCTCTATTCTTTTCTACAAATTCACGATTGTAGCGATTGACTTCTTTAGCAATAACCTGAGCTGGATACACCCGACCATTACGGTTCTTGATATCACCCTGCATGAAGATACCTTCGATGAAGTAGTTCTTTTTGCCTTCTTCAGCAGCTTCTGTGACGTATTGTAGATCTTCGTTTACTTCGCAGATAAGTTTCATTGTTCTTTCCTTATGAAATTGTGAAGCCAACAGGCGTACCGACCGCAGTACCACTCACAAGTCTAACTAGATCTGTATGATCCTTTTCAATGAAATACGTATTTGTAGCAAGTAAAGTCGTGTTTCCGATAAGTGTATGAGCGCCTTCACTATCCACTGATCTAAGCTCAATTACAGCGGTTGATGTTACGTTTACCTTGATGCAAGTTGCAGCAGAAAAATTATTACCATTACCGGTGCCAGACAGCGCTACTTCATTGCCTTTTAAATTGATAATCATTTTACTGTCTCCTTAGCAAAAGCGATGATCTCACTGAAAGACTTTTTGTCTTTCATCATGCGCTGCTCCATCTGCTTTTTATTTGAGGCATTAAGTTTCTTGTAAAGACCATTAAGTGCCTTTGCGTCTTCTGAAGCAATTCTGATCTTTGATCCATCTTTAAGATTAACAATACCAGCCTTATATGCTTCGTCGATTACCTGAGTTTCTTCCATCTTGCTGCCATAACCAGATTTAAGATTGAGAATCTTCTGCTTCTCAACCTCTGGATCCATACCCTTTTCTTTGCCTGTAGCAAACGCTTTGAGGTTTGATAGTGACTTTGCAATATAACGAGAAGCATTCTGCTTATCTTTTGGCTGACGCATCTTGTCAATCTTACCGAGAACTGCTCGAGCCATACCTTGGGAAATCTTTGACTTGCTACCATCATTGAATTCAACTTCTTTTTGGCCATTCATGCTGATAGCCTTGCGGAGTTGCATCTGAATATTTTCCATACCGCCATCAGCATTGGCATTCTTAGGAGGACGACCACGGCGTGCTTCATCAAGATCAACTTCTTCTTTGATACTATGTTCGCCTTTCTTTAGACGACCGACAATACGTTTTCCCCCATCATACACTACGAAATCGCCGTTACTTGCCACGGCTGATGTGTATCCATGTCCTCTAGGAAGTCTTGATTTTCCGAGTGCTTTTAACATTGTTTTATGATAAGCATCCGTCTTCGCCTCATCAAGATCAACTTCTTCTTTCAATTTGTTAATCTCTGCACCTTTCATACCATGCTTTGAGATAAGTTTGGTAACAGCCGATGTACTAACAAATGGAATGTCTGCTTTGACAAGTTGAATTAGTGCTTGTTTATCATCACCAACTTTGTCCATAATTGAA